CCGGCTGGCAACCTTACAGCTACGTTACCAAAGGCAAGGGCTTTCCAGAAGGCTTGCCGCTCTATGATCAGTACGGCGTTCCAAACGGGCCGCTGAATTATACGAGCTACAATGGCTTTGGCCCTGCCAGCACATTAGTTGGATTGACCGCCAACGTGCTGCAAAACGCAGTCAGAACGCGCGACCCGGAATTGCAAGGCGCATATATATCGGCTGCTGTGCTGGGTTCTGTTGATTACTTTTCAGAGTTGCCAATGCTGCAAGGCGTGGCTGACATACAGTCAATGATTGATCAGGCCAAGCGCGGCGATACCGCTGGGGCAGTTGCACAGTTTGGGCGCGGCCCTGCTGAAGCTGCCACACCGATTGGCGTGCCTAATCCGTTAAGCGCAGCCCAGCGCGCTATTGCCAGAGTAAACGACCCCACTGTGGTCAAGCCCAAGGATGAGATCGAATACTACACAATGGAAGACATGGCGCTGGTGGTTGATAACCCAGACGGCACCAAAAGCTGGAAATATGATCTGTACGGTGAGCCTGATTGGGCGCGTGTTGGTACACCTAAGAATGACGAATGGGCATGGATGCATTCGCTGCTGGGCAAGCTGGATGCGTTGCAAAGCAAAGATAGCGTGTTTGGCGGTGAGCGCGATAAAAACACCATAGTCTATGACACGCTAGGCAATGCGCGGGGTGCTGATGCGTTTAGCTTGGCAAACAACCCAAAGATGGCGATCTTTAACAACGTGTCTGGCATTAAGATCACACCCGGCAAATCGCCCACAATCTTGGAAGCTGAGTTGATCAGGCTGTCCACTATAGCCAGAACATGGCCGCTGACAAACAAAGAGCAAATGGAAGGCATCCAATTGTCCTACGGCGATCAGATGCAACTGGTTAATCAGGCAAAGAACATTACCGAGTTACGGGCTTATGGCGATCAGACATTCCGCGCAGCGCTCAGTGAACTGGTGCAGGACGATGCATATTTGGAAAGCACCACTAAGGAAAAGCTGACGTTAATACGCAAGCTAAACAATGATTATTTTGAGCAAGCGTTCAACGAAATCATAGAAAGACCAGAAAACCTTAAAGTTAAAAACGCCGTGCTTGGCAGGAAAGAAGCGCAAAAGATACTTGAGAGAGGCAACCAATGACCGTTACCAGCACCAACCAAAAAGTCCAGTTTAACGGCAACGGCTCTACCACAGTCTTTGCCTACAACTTTAAAATCTTTGCAAGCAGCGATCTGTCTGTCATCCTGCGATCAGCCGCAGGCACAGAGACTGTCCAGCAGCTTACCACCAACTACACAGTCAGCGGCGTAGGTGAAACATCTGGCGGCAATGTGACCATGGGGACAGCCCCGGCCAGCGGGACAACCCTGACAATCCTGCGGGTGCAGCCAAACTTGCAAGGGCTGGATCTGGTGCCAAACGATCCTTTCCCGGCTGGGTCGATGGAGGATGCTTTAGACAAGCTGACGTTCATGGTTCAAACCCATGATGAGGAAATCGGCAGATCGATCAAGGCGTCAAAGACAAACGTGATTGCCGACAGCGAATTTACCGTCAGCGCGACAGACCGGGCCAATAAGCTGTTCTCATTCGACAGCAGCGGCAACCTAAGCATCGCCCAGGAGCTAGGCACGTATCGCGGGGATTGGGCAGCAAGCACAGCCTATGCTGTCAGGGATCTGGCAAAAGACACCAGCACAGGCAATATCTTTATCTGCGTCACGGCGCACACGTCATCTGGATCACAGCCGCTCACCACAAACACAGACGCAGCTAAGTGGGCGCTGATCGTGGATGCTGCATCTGCGACCACCAGCGCAACAGCGGCGGCAACGTCTGCCACGGCAGCGGCAAGCAGCGCCACGGCAGCAGCGTCATCAGCAACAACGTCAGGCAACAGCGCAACAGCAGCCGCATCATCTGCCACAGCAGCAGCAAGCAGCGCCACAGCGGCAGGCAGTAGCGCGACAGCAGCGGCATCATCTGCCACATCTGCAGCCAGCAGTTTATCAACATTCCAAAGCCAGTATCACGGCGCTGCATCGTCAGATCCATCTAGCAATCTCTCCACCGGGGATCTGTATTTCAATACGTCAAGTAATACGCTTAAGGTATACAATGGATCAGCATGGGTCGCTGCGGCGTTTGATACCAGCGGGGCCTTGGTAGCTGCAAACAATCTCAGCGATGTAGCAAGCGCAGCAACGGCGCTGACAAACCTTGGCGTGACGGCCATAGCGGCTGAATTGAACTACAACAACATAACAACCCTTGGCTTGTCTGAGGCCAGCAAGACAGTTACGGCAGACGCAAATGGTGTGATTACATTAGACAATGGATTTAGCGAAGAATATGCAGCGGTAACATCTAGCAGTAACGCGGTGTCAATCAATCTCCGCACAGCCAACAATTTCAGCCACACGCTGACAGAAAACACTACAATATCATTTGCCAACCCAGCGGCTAGCGGCAAGGTATCTGCGTTTACTCTAAAGGTTATTCAAGACAGTAGCGCCAAAACAATCACATGGCATTCGTCTATAAAATGGGCTGGCGATACAGCGCCTACGCTATCAACGGGCAACGGTGAGGTTGACGTGTTCTGCGGATACACGGTGGATGGCGGGACTAATTACTATATGTTTACCGCTGGGCAGGTGATGTCCTAATGAGCATTGTAGCTAAAAAAATCATGATGGGGTCGGGTGCGGTAGCCTCGCCTAGTGATTCAGAATTTAACCGAGTTTCGTTCCTCAGTCATTTTGACGGGAGCAACGATGGCGTGAACAGTCAGTTCACCGATGCCTCTGCATCTAACCATACCATCACTGCAAACGGCAATGTAACCCAAGGCAGCTTTGGGCCATTTGCTAGACCTGATGGTGAGTGGGGTGTGTCGTTTGATGGCGCTGGAGATTACTTAACAATTAACGAAGGAGCAACTGGCGGGTCTGGTAATTGGACAATAGAAATGTTCATTAATCCTTCAGATGTAAGTTCTGGTGAGTTTGGTACACTCCTAGATAACAGACCAGATTCCACAAATGGGCTTTACCAAACTTTAGTGTTAGATGCGGCAACATTAAAATTTTACGTTGGTGGCACTGGTGCCTCGTACAGAATAACATCAGGTGATGCTTTGACTGCTAACACTTGGTTTCACGTAGCTTTATGCAAATCAGGGTCCAGCACAAAACTTTTTATTGACGGCACACAAACTGGCTCAACTTTTACTGATAACGTAACGTATGCAGACAATAATAGAACTCTTATTGGCGCAGAAGTAACATTTGGTTCTGGCATTGGTGAATTTTTTGCTGGGCAGATTTCAAATTTTCGTACAGTAAATTCAGCACTGTATACGAGCAATTTTACTGCGCCAACAAGTAAGTTAACGGCGGTCTCAAACACAGCTATACTGACTTGCCAAAGCAACAGGTTCGTTGATAACTCTGGCAATGCTCACACAGTCACACCATATGGCAATTCAGCAGTCACAGCATTTGGCCCATTCCTGACCAGTGCAGTGTATGACCCTGCGGTAAACGGGGCGAGTGCCAGCTTTGATGGTACTGGTGACTCATTAGCAATTGCTAGTTCAGCCGACTTTGCTTTAGGCACTGGTGATTTTACTGTTGAGTTTTGGGTTTATCACCGTGAGAAAACAACCGACACCTATTTTGATTATCGTTCTGCCAGCAATCAATCAGCTTTACTTTTGTGGATATATGGAGATACAGGTGCTATTCAATTAAATATTGCTGGCGTTACCCGTGCGTTTACGCCACCTAGTCTGTTGAACAGATGGGCGCACATAGTAATTGCAAGAAGTAGTGGCACAACAAAAACATTCGTAGACGGCACTCAATATTTGTCTTTTTCGGACTCTACTGATTACATTCAAGGTAGCACTTTTTATATAAGCAGGTTTTATGGAAGTGATTCGGAAAGCGTAAACGGTTATATTTGTGACTTTCGTTGGGTCAAAGGTACAGCAGTTTACACAGGAAACTTTACCCCACCAACAGCCCCACTCACAGCCATCACTAACACCAAGCTGTTGCTAAACATGGCTGATGGACAGGCAATTGACAGTACTGCCCAGAACAATCTGACGTTGTATGGCACAGCTAAAACTAGCACTGCACAGAAAAAGTTTGGCACTTCTTCTTTGTTGCTAGATGGTAATAGTGATTACGTTGCCATCCCCGCAATAAATCTAACAGGTTCATTCACAATGGAGTTTTTTGCATACTTAAATGCGTGGCCTAATAGCTCAAACTTTGATATGTTTTATGGGGAAGCATCCTCAATATATATGTGCTTTACTAGCGGCATAAACGGCAGTGGAAGTGACAGGTCTATACAATTGGCTTATGAACCTTCTGGTTACTCTACAATAGTCCAATTTAACGTAAACTCTGCAATGAACTCTGGGGCTTGGCACCACGTTGCAATTACAAAAAATAGTTCAAACCTAAATGTGTGCTACATTGACGGTACAGCGGTACCTGCAACTAATGCAACGGGGGCGAATACATTTTCTACAACAGGAACTCACTTTATTGGAAGAGGGTATAACCCAAGTTATCATTACTTTGGGGGCTATATTGACGATTTTAGAATTTCCCAATCAGTTCGTTACACCGCGAATTTCAGTCCACCGACAGAAGCCTTCCCAGACAAAGGACAATAGACATGAAGATAGCAAGATTAGATGGCAGCACCATAGCTGAGATAGCAGACCACAAGTCTCTATTCCCCAACACTTCATTCCCTGCGTCTGGCCCTGACAGTGATTGGCTTGCGGCTAATAGCTGTGCCGAGGTGGTGGTGTTCCTAGCTTATGATAGTGCCACACAGAAGAACGAGAGTGTCACGCCTTACTTATCAGACGGTAAAG